TGGCGTTCCTGCAACCGTATACGACATTATCAAACTGGACTACAACAACACGACCACAGGCAGCTACACCATCCCGGCAGGGTATACGGCGTATATGTCTCAGGGTCTGTTTTCGGCTGGTCAGCCCAGCGGGTCAACTCAAGTCCAAGGTCGTTTGCTGACTCGCGGCGTGAACAACATTCGCATGACTGCGGCGCTCACCACGCTCAATAACGGTGTTGCGAACTATGTGTTCGAGTACCCGCTTGCAATTCCAGAGAAGACAACGGTTGAGGCAACTGCGATTGCTAGTGCAAACAACAATTCCGTTTCGTCCATGTTTATCCTTGTTTTGATTGAAAATTAAGAGAGGGACTACTATGAAACAGTACATTCTTGACCGTGCAAAAGAACCGTCTACATGGCGTGGCGCTTTGTTGTTCCTAACCGCGATTGGTGTGCCGATTGCTCCTGCTTTGGCTGAACATATTGTGGCTGTTGGCCTTGGTTTGGCTGGCATTGTAGGTATGGTCACTAAGGGATGATTAACTCTCGCAGTCTTGATGACTTGTTACCGCAAGTCAAAAGCCGAGTAGAACGATTTATAGCGGCTTGCAAGGCTGAAGGGATTGATTTGCTTGTAACCAGTACCTACCGAGACAATGAAAGCCAAAATGCACTTTATGCACAGGGAAGAACTACGCCGGGGAAGATTGTCACTAACGCAAAAGCTGGTCAGAGCTTTCACAATTTCCGTTGCGCTGTTGATGTTGTTCCTATTGTCGCTGGTAAACCCCGTTGGGATGTCAAAGACGAGGTTTGGCAAAAGATTGGCAAACTTGGGAAGGCGGCAGGGCTAGAGTGGGCTGGCGACTGGAAGCGGTTTCGGGAGTACCCGCACTTTCAGTACACAGGGGGATTTGCGTTAGCACAATTACAGCAAGGAGCGAAAATTGTCTAAGAACGTCAATCTTTCTGTGGGCAGGGGTGAGAAGCTCTCTGTCAAAGCCGGTGGTGGCTTGACCGCTAAGGGTCGCAAGAAGTACAACCGAGCAACCGGGAGCAAGTTGAAAGCGCCGACCAAATCAGGGCCAAGACAAAAGTCATTTTGTGCGCGGTCAAAGAATTGGAAGGGTGAAAGAGGTAAAGCAGCTAGACGCAGATGGGGGTGCAGATGAGTGAAGGTTTATACGCCAATATCAACGCCAAGCGTGAGCGTATCAAGCGCGGTTCTGGCGAAAGAATGAGGACACCCGGAAGCAAGGGTGCGCCAACCGATGCGGCGTTCAGGAAGTCAGCCAAAACAGCACGAAAAGGCCGTCGGTAATTACAACTAGGGGATAAATATGGCGCATCCAGCGCAGATGGCGTTCGTCGTTCGTCTGAAAGAAAAGTTTCCTGAATATTTTGTACGTCAGGCTGTCCTAGAAATCGGCAGTTTGAACCTAAACGGCACGATTCGTGGCTATTTCGAGCAGTGTAATTATGTTGGGGTAGATGTTGGTCCCGGCCCCGGTGTCGATGTGGTTGCTAAGGGTGAGGATTTAACCTACGGCGATGGCTCATTTGACGTTGTGTGCAGCACCGAGTGCTTTGAACATACCGCTGCATGGCCTGAAATCTTTGCCAATATGAGTCGGTTTGCCAGCAAGCTAGTGTTCTTTACTTGCGCTACAACCGGTCGCCCTGAACACGGAACCAGCCGCTGCAACCCTTGGGATTCTCCGCACACCGCTGGCGACTACTACGCTAACGTCACAGAGGCTGATGTACGCGAGAAATGCGATTTAAGCCAGTTCGAGTTCTACGAATTTGAGATGGATGATACGGCGCATGACCTGTATTTTTGGGGCATTAAATCGGGTTTACCACCCCCCAAGAAAATCTGATATTCCACAAATGCAACTAAGTCAGAAGTCTAAGTCAGCCGCCATGTACCATTCGGTGATGTAATCCTTCAGGGCGTTTAGCCCCGTTCCTGAAAGGATACATTTATCGTTTGGCACGACACGCCAAAACTTGTTGACCGTCATTTCACCGTTTTCTGTAAACCCGTTGATGATTAAAACAGTCATGCCGGGAAGCCTTGAAAGGCTTTTTAAAAGGATTTCCTGACCTAGCGGTATCTTCTCCCCATCCCGCTTCCATTCAGCGACTAGGAAGCTCCCTTTTCGCTCATAGACCATATCCAGATTTGACGGAACTACTTTGCCGAGCAGTCCTGTCAATTCTGTAAAGTCAATATGGGCGGCGTAAGGGTTTCTCACGGGCTTTTCAGCAATCTGCCCTCAAAGGCATACGTTCCGATGTGGCTCAACTCAACCCACGGTGCTGCCCATACCGAAAACCCTGCTTCTCTTGCTTTTCTGCAAAAGTAGTAGTCCTCTGACAGCAGCAACTCGGTTTCCGGCTCAATCATGGTTGCAAAGAACTCAACGATGCGTTCGCCGTTGGTCGGGTTGTTCATGTCTAGCACGTTGTTCAGGTAATTCGGTAACTGGAGTGCCATTGCCTCCATGACTTCGCGCTTAATCAGCATGAAGCCAGTCCCGCCGTTCCAAATCTCTACTGGCTCATTGACCGGAACCGTCACTTCAGGCTGATAGCCTTTCAGGTTGACAACAAACGCACCGGTATGGAACTTCAGTTCGCTATCGGGAACGCCAGCGTTCATAGCGTTTTTGACGGTGTGCCAGTTAATTTCTTTCTTCGGATAAATGCCGCAAATGATGTCTTTGTCAGCCGCAATCATCGGGAAGATGTCTTCTGGCTTAAACAGGATGTCGGCATCAATGAACATCAAGTGAGTGGCTTCTGACTTCAAAAAATTAGCGGATAGCAGGTTTCTGCCGCGCTGAATCAGCGACTCATTGAATAGGTGGCTAAAGCTGATGTTCATGTTTTGCTGACTGCACAGGGTTTGCAGCTTTAGGCATGACTGCATGAAATAACCGAAACACTGACCGCCGTACATCGGTGTTGCCACAAAAAGATGATTTTTCATTGATGTCCTCAAAGTAAATGGGCTGACCAAGACGTTGCCCAAGCGTTCCTAACCTGTCCTCAAGGGGACTCACCCTCGGTCTGGTGGGGGTTCGATATTTCTTCAATCACAACGTGCAATAGACCGCCTTTAAGTGGCTCACCACGAATCATTTCAAGATGGTCTACTTGGAAATCGTCATCAAACACCCCTGCGTGTTCTAAAGCATCCAGAACAGCCTTGATGCGGTTGTCGATGTCTGTTTTGCGTTTATCTCTTGGACGCAAAATCATTGTGATTTTCAATTTGCTATCACCAAATTTAGGAATGTTCTTGTCAACGACAATGTTTTGAACTTCTTCTCTGAACACCCTGCCAGCCTTCGAGAGTACGGTGCGGCCTCTGAAGTTGCGCCACATCGTATTCATCGATGGCGGAAAGGGCAATTCAAACGAACTTACCAAGGCACATCACCTGCCATTTTCCTTGGCTCTCTTGGCGTAATGTCTTTGGGATACTGCTTATCCTTCCAATTCGGGTCATTGACGCGCACAGTGAAATATTTGCCGTACTGACCGTCGTTTTCCCACACGCCGAACTCAATGATTTCGCCTTTGTGCATTATCGTACCCATCCAATGAGGCTTTTTATCGCCTTCCTCTTTCTTGTGGTTACGCTTAATTTTTCCTTGCCCTTCTTGTGGCTGGTACGGGGTGTATTGCTGTTTTTCAGACATAACAGGTTCCTTTATTTTTGGTAAATAAGCCCCGATGGGCTGCATTTCATGGCTGCGCCAGTTATCGTTCAATCGCATCCTCCAAGTCATCAAAGGTGTCTACCCCGTTCTTGGCTGCAACAAACGCTATCCTTGTCGGCGCATCCATCTTCTTGACCGTTGCTTCGTTGGCTTGTTCCCATTGCAGGATTTTCTCGCCCTTTTGCTCCGAGTTTAGTTTCGCTGAAGCATTGATGGACGCTACCATGGACACATACTGGTCGGTGTAGTCTTTCCAGTCCTTACAGTACGCATAGCACGTTCCATCAGGGAGATATAACGGAAAGTCCGTTTCCGCAATCTCGACGATT